ATTCAACAGCCATGAAACCAGCATAAGATTCACCATAACCAAATGCACCAGTTTTAAAGAAAGTAGTCCAATATACAGGAGTATTAGGAGTACTTACACCAGCGATAGTAACGGTTTCAAGTTTGTATGTTTCATAGTCATCTAAAATAATTGATTTACCAAAGAATGTACCAAAACCTAAGTTCTGTGAACTGATTGTTTGAGTATCAATTATATTCAATTTTGTTAAACGAGCATAAGGTACACTATGTATTGCCATTGCTGTAATTTCTTGGAATTTTGCTCCCATTTTGAAAATAGTATCAACGATAACATCATAATTGATTTTAGCGTCATCACCATCATTAGTAGTAATGTCATTTACCATATCATGTGCATCATTTGTAATATTATCTGCTAGAATACCTTGTTCAGTAACAAATAATAATTGTTGCATTGCTTTACCCCAATAAGTATCAATATAACTAGCCAAAGCGTCCATTACATTTTCACCTGAAAGGATACTTGCTAAAGCATTTGCACCCCATTTTTGAACACGTACTTGTCTACGTACATCAAATTCACCTGATGTAATAAAGTTAGTATTTACATCAACTTCTTGTTGAGGTATTTGAGTAGTTGCATCTCCTGCTAAAATTAAATCTTTCCAGAAAGGTGTGCTAAATTTCTTAGAACCACCGATAAGGTTTGCTGTTATTTTAGGGTTAACTACTACGATTCCTGATTTGTATATTAATGAATCATATATAGATTTCTCTCTAAGATAGTCATTGTATACCTGTGGTTGTTTAATATCTCCAATTTGTGTTTCACGATAAGCCATTTGTTTTTTCTCCTATGTTTTTATTAATTATTATCGGCTTTTTTAAGTCTTTCATATTGTGCTGGGTCTGTGTTAGCCATCTCTATTCTTGCACTAAATGGTACTTCAGAAAGTTTTGTATAACGTATTACTTTTCCTTTCGTTGGTTTAGCCCCACCACCATCGGTAACAGGTGCTTGTAGATAAGCTTTAGCTGTATCTGTACTTTTCCAATACTCCAAATACTCTTCGGCTTTCATTCTACCATTTTCGTCTTTAAGATAGTCAGGTGCATTGCCATAGGCATCACGCATCTTTACTTCCCTCTCGCCATCATCATTAATAACGACTTCAGCATAATTACTGAAATAACCCTTTAATAAAGTACTATGTGCATCCATAACAGGTACGCCATTAGCTAACTGTCCTGCAATAGTATCCTTTATCATTCCACCATTAATTTCATTATCTTGTTTAGTGATTCTTTCATCTTTTTCACTAACAATTGTGTTATATTTATCAATCTCTAATTGATGTTTACGTTCTAATTTAGCTGTTAATTTTTCAAGTTCGACTTGAACATCTTCGTTTGTATTGGTAGGATTTTCTGTTCGTTCTTCTTCTTCTTCTTTTAAACGTGTGTAATCTACTCTTAATACTTCGTCTTCAGCTAACTTTGTTTTGAGTTCTTTTTGTTTACCTAATAACTCATTATTCTTTTTATTAACTTTTTCCTTTTCTACTTTTAGTGCATTAAAGGTTGTTTCCATTCTTGTTAAAACATCACCTACATCTAATCCTTCTACATTTGATAACGCTTCATTCAGTTCTTTCATTAATTCTTCCATGAATTACTCCTTATTTTTTAATTGTTCTAATGTTAATTTTTGATTATTAGCACTAAAGCTACTAATCTTATAATCATTCTCTTTATATAAAGTATAACGTGAAGGTCCTAGTGTTTCTCGTTGAAAAGCATCTGTTTGCTTTACAAACCATGTACTATATGTTTCTTTGTCAGAAACTTGACCGTTCATACTTGCTCTTGTGCTTGCAGGATAATCATGTTTTGATAATCCCATATCTTTAAGTGATTTAACTATTGGCACAGTAGTTGACCTGCATCCAAAATGAGCTGGAGGCAATTGACCATTCAATTCATTTTTACTACCATCGTACATATCTACTAAACCATCTAGTCCCATACAAATAACAGTTGTAGCACCATCTAGTGTACTAACCCATTGTACGCCCTTTATTAAATGTTTATTACGTTTATAAGTTAATTCCCTTGATACACTACTCATATGATTTAAACTTGTTCTAATGTTTGTAGCTAATTCTCTTTTGCTTGCATTTACTAAACCATCTTTGTAATTGTATTTTCTTGTTCCAAATAAATTTTTTATTATTTCATTCGCTTGCTTTCCTTCTACCCAACCTTGTTGCATTGCACCTTGAAAAAGTTTTATCTTTTTTTTACTCCAATCAGCAATCATTGCATCAACAGTTGTATTTCTAAAACTACGACTCTTGATAGCTGTTAAAACTTGTGTTGGACTAGGTTGTATATATGCAACTGGTATATCTTTAGGTATTGTTTTTTTTAAACTATTTACAACCCATTCACTTTCATAATATCCAAACTCTTCAGCACTTTTTAGTGTTCTTTTACTTAGTACTTCCGTTGCTTCAGTTATTATGTCTTTAACATTAACTTTCATAAGTTTTAATCGTTTATAAGTAAGAGTTTTAAATGAATAAGTTTGTAGTTGACTTTTTAAATCTCTATCAATACCATTCATTAATCTTAGAATTTCAAGTATTTCTTTATTCTTGTATGATTCTAAATAATGTGCATGTTTGATAACTAAATTTCTTAGCTCGCTGTTTGTACTCATTTCTTTTCCTTTACATATGTATATTATAGCACGTTAAGTATAGTTAATTTATTCTACTTCGTTTGTTTTACAAGGAAACCATTCATAATTTAATTTTTGTACTTTATTATTATCAATCGTTGCCTTAATAATATTGAAACCAGTATGATTAGCTTTATTCGTTCTTTTCATCCAATCTGATTGTTCGGTTATTGCTCCACCACTAATAGCGTGAACTTTTCTGTGATAAATATAGCATTGCTTATGTGTATGTGCGAGAATTACAATATTTGGTAAATCATCTGCGTCCATTGCATCTAAAACATTTTGAACTCTTGTAGATATTCCACGACCTCCATAATCAAGTCCATGCCATAACAAAATTTTGATACCTAAAATATCTAATGTTGCTTCACTTTCCCCTAAATAAGTTGCATTGGGTAACTCATTACAAATTGCTTTTACAATTAAAGCACCATTTAAACGCTTGTAGGTGTTATCATGATTCCCATCAATTATATACATTGGTTTTTGAATTTTCTTCAATTGAGAAACAGCATAATCTTTTTGTGCTTCATAACCCAAATATAATAACTCTAAGACAGCGTCAACTCTTTGTGGATAAAATCCATCCGTAATATCCCCAGTAAGCAATACAATATCTATTTCTGGTTTGTTCGCTTCTTTTACGAAAGCATCCCAAATATCTTCATGAAAATATTTCGAGCCCATATGCATATCCCCTGAAGAAGCAATGTTTAATACTTTCCCTTTAAAATCTATCTTGCTTGTCAATGGAAGAGAGTGCCTTTTTGCTCTCGCAATTAACTTTATTTCATCTTTGCTATAGTTTTTTCTTAACCCTTGCCCAGCTTCCATGTGCTCAACCCACTCTTCTAAAGTAGGTCTTTTGCGAGCTTCTCTTATGTATCTTTTTGTACTTTCAATATTGTTTGTTCTTCCATAAACAAAATACTCTTCTATGCATCTTTTTAATTTAACATCTGTGATTGTCTTAATACTCATTCTTCTTCCTTCGTATTAATTATATCACTCCTGTTATTGGTATCATCACCTTTGTCTAATGTATTAATATTTAATAAATCATCTTCAGTTTTTGATTCACGTATTGAATCTTGTTCTTGCTCAAATGTCCAACCTGGAGGTGTTAATTCACCTTTTTCCAACATATAATAAAATACTTTATTTGAAATACTACCACTCATTAACGAAGAAGTTAAACTGCCTAAAAGTTTTGAATCCATTGTAGCATCAATATAATCAGTATTAAAACTAACTATTACTTCCCCACTCAATCCCATCCAATCTGCAATTTGTTTAAGAATCATTGTATATGCTTCACTTAAACTAAGTGCCATACTTGCTAGTTGCCCATATTCTGCTTGTCTATGTATTTTAGCAACCTCAGCACTTTCAACGCCTGCTGGGTCATTTTGTAACATACGCCCTGCAATAACACTTAAAGCATCAACCTTATCGCTCATAGCCGATTTAATACAATCTGGTCCACGCCCTTTATATTCCATATAAAAAGCATCTGCATCACTACCATTTAAAATAATAGCTTTACTACTGCCTAAACCTATTTCAACTTGTTCATCTGGGTCTATGTTCATTCCTTTAATAACAGGAGTTGGACTACCAGTAATATTTAATGCATTTTCATAATCTGCACTGTTAATATAATGACCAATATTTATATTGCAAGCATCATTCATCCAAGGTTTTTCAATGTTAAATGAAAGACCTCTAGGTGTGATAAAATAACAAGGAATAAAATTTAAATGTTTACCATAGAACATAGGTACTTTTTCTATATATAAAGACCAATCACTTTGTTCAATATTTTTTACTGTTTTAGGTGTTGTATTTTGAAAACTACCTGCACCTTGTAACGTTGGTTCGTTGCTAACTCCACCATCTTTACGATAAAGTCTAATTCTGTATTGACCATCTTCTATATCCAAAACTCTTAATTGTGGAATAAAATCAGGCTCAAATTCATCTTCCGTATAATCTTCCACTGTTTCCTGAATTACAACTAATGTTAAAGATGGCTTGTTGTCTATATAATCATATTTCCAATTAATTACACTACTTGCTTTATAGTAAACAGCATATGGTCTTATATTGCTTTCTTCAGCTTGCTTAACTGAAATTATTTCGTGTTCATCAAATCCAGTTTCAGGCATATCTAATAACAAAACACTTCTAAAATTTAAAAGTAAATCAGTGTTGCTTTCTTTAACAGCTGTTAAAAAAGATTTATTATCTACGGTAAAATGTTCCATTAAATTTTGTAACCCATCAGGATATTCTAATTTTAAATTTTTTCTAAACAGTTGTTCTACTGAACCGTCTGTTACTTTCTTAATATAGTTTCTGAATTTTGCTCTTTGTTTATAAGATTCATATTCACTTATCCCTTGCATGTCAGATGTATTTTCTTTAAAAACAAAATCATTAGGGTTGTCATTATTAACTATTTTTACTTTAGTTTTTAATTGACCACTTAAACGTGGTAAATATTTATCACCTGCTTCTTTAATTGATTCTTCACCTTCATAACAGGCAGTGCATTTTTCCCATATATTTATGTTATTATCGTATTCTGAATTTTTATAATCTACTGACATTTTTACTCCTTATCTATATAAGTATAATATAACTCTTATAGTATTTATCTATTTTGTGTGTATCTTCTCATTTGTATGCTACTACTTGAGAATAATATCATATATGCACTTTCATCCATTGCATGGTCTTCTGCATCTGTATCAATATCATCTGGGTCTTTGTCATCACGTGGAATACCGATTATTGTACGTATAAATCCCTCTTGACAATTATTGAAAACATATATTTGAGGATACTCTTTATTTTTTATAACAGATGCTTCTAACATATCTCGCATGATTTGCCAACGCATTTTTCTTGTTCCAGCTTTTTTATTTGATGGTGAAAAAATACATACATTTGTATTTGGGTTGTCAAAATAAGCTCTTGATATTTTTTGTGCAATTGTTATTTTATCTGATTCTTCACCAAATATACTTGCATCAGCAGGTCCAGGATATATTTTAGGTTGACCATGATAAGATTTTATACGCTTTTCACGTTCCCTTATTCCACGCCCTATCATTGTATTTGTTATACGTAATCCTTTGTTTGCTTTACCACGTTCCCAACCATACCATTCTCCTACACGTATTAATGTGCCTTTAGGAAAAAATATATTTTTATCATCTATTTTAACTAAACTACCAGTTGAAACAGCCCACCAACCTACACTAAATGGTTTACTCATGCCCCAGTCGAACGCTCTGTATATTTTCCAATCGTTTGGTACTCTAAAACTTTTTAATATATGTGTTTCTTTTTTCCATAAATCATCGAACATTCCACCACTACATATATCCCAATCACCTTTAATCCAAGCTTTTCTCGAAGCTTCATTATTGTTTCTTGCTAGGTTTAATTCATAATCAGGGTCAGCTTCCATAAGCTTAACATTTTCCATTCTATCACCATGAACATAACATCGTTCAAGAACTCTTTCTTTAGTTGGATTGTGTAAACCTGCTTCTTTTTGTTGGTCAACAGTCATTATTTCACGAATAATTTTACCGGCTGGTCCAGCATCTATGAATCTACTTTTGACCCAATTGTGTCCACAGTTTCCACTTAGCCAAACAAAACCTTTTTGTTCTAAATAGAATGTTTCAGTATCTTCTACGGTTAAACAATAAACCATTTGTTTTTCTACGTTTGTTTTTTTAACCTTTCGGTTAACTGTTTTTCCACCTGTGTATAAAGTTAGACTATTGTTATTGTTCTTATTAATCCCATAACATAGACTATTACTAAATCCTCCACGTTTACTTGATATATATGTTGAAAATCCCATTTTTATTAAAATTTCTACAACATCATCTCTTAATTTAGTACTAATTGTATAATATACACTATTGCATCCATCACCTAACATCATTACATCGTATAATTCATTAAGTATTTTCTTACTTGCATTTTTCAATACTTTGGGAATATATTTATCTTTTGCATAACCAAATTGATTAAAATGCAATGCCCAGTTCTTGTCTGATATCCAAAATTGTTTTCCATCATATCTATAATGGAATCCACATTCATCTAATAAATCTTTTATCATTTGAACTTGTGGATTCTTAATTTGACTAATCAAAAAAGCTCCATCATGTTCTATACTAGTGCTTCCTTCAGTAACAAACCAACCAAATAACCTTGCATATTGACTAAGCGTAAGTTTTTTGACCTTTTTAAATCTTGTTTTCCTTTTGTATACATCAAACCCACTATAAACAAAATCTACGTCTTCCCCTTTCCACTCATCTGGTGCTCTACGAATTTTTGCTTCATTAGGCAAATCATTAAAATATTTTACTTCGTGTTTTGTTCTATCGGTATTAAGTAAAGGGAATCTATGGTCTTCTGTAAATTCCATATGTCTACCACGACTTTCTTCTTTTACCATTACACCATTGTATTCATATGCAATTGTATCTGTAACATGTTTTTCAACCATTACACCTTGTTCATTACAACTCCACACTAAATCTCCAACATTTACCTTGTCTATTGGTACAAGTCCATTATCTACGGTTAAAACATTACCATACGGAACACATCCCCAAGGATTACAAGTACTTCTATAACTTCTTACGGTTACATTCACATCAGATGAACGACAAACAGACATCATCATTAAATATAAATCAGGTGTTGGCCAGTTTGTTAATTCTTCCCAAGCTACCCAAGGATACTCGTGTCCATGATAACTCCAATAATCATCAATTGTTCTAGCATGCCTAAAATATAATTTTTCTCCACCTGTAAATGTCCAGCATCTATCGGCTTGATTATATTTTGCATCAGGAAAGATTTTTCTAAACCACTTTTGTGATTTAGCTATTACATCTTTTAAGTTAGGATATGTTTCACGAAATAATATTCCTTTCCAAGCTTCTCCCCAACCTCGACCTACATTTTTAGCAAAATCCATAATGAGTGCATCTGTTTTTCCAGCTCCTCTTGAACTCTCGAACAAACATTCAAAAATAGGGCAAGATAGAAATTTAACCTGCCCACCTTTTTGTGCCTTCCATATTATATTTTCATTGGTTTTTTTATCTATTCCAAACATACTACCCCTTTATGGTATCAATGGTTGTACCTAAATCATTTGTTACATATGCTACACCTTGAAAATAAATATCCAATTCAGTACTATCATCACATATCATTTTAACTTTGGTTAAAACAATTTTATTACCAACCTGTGTATCACTTCTTAAATAGAATTTATCTATTTGATTTAACACATCTGTTGTTACGCATATTTCTTCTTCAGTTATAGTTCTATCTACAACGTTTGAAATTACCCTTGTTGATTTTTTACCAGTGGCTATATCATAACCAATAAATTTAATGCTCACACACATTTTGTACCTCTTTCTTTTTATTTTTGTGTTCGTTATAGTTTTGGATTACAGTTATTAATGTGTCTATTGTATTTAAATTATAACGATTGTCTTTTTCTCTGTAATTAAGCCTTTGATAATATTTGTTACATTTTATTTTATTGCTTAATTCTATTTCTATTATATCATACTTAATAGTAGTAATTCCTTGATTTACAGTCTGTTTGATGTTTTCCATTGTGTTACTATCAAATTCTTTAAAGCATCTAGTATAGAATCTATGTATAAACGACTTTTGGTGCTTATCTGTTATAAATTCACAACGCTCTAATATGAACGCTGTGGTGAACGTTTTTAGATTATCTTCTATATGTAACATTCTATTATATTTGTTCGCTACATCACTACTTAATCTTTTACATAAGATAGGTAACATTTTATGTACTAACTTGTTGTCAATATGCTTAGCTCGTTTTAATATGTTAAGCGTATTCGCATCTATTATTCCATATTCATTTTTGTTTAGTTTTTGTATTATTTCACGAGTACTTTCTTCTAGTTCTGGTGGTACACAAAAATAATATTTTGTTGGTCTATTTAATTGATGTGATATATAATGTTTGCTTTTGTGTAATTCATTTTGCAAGTCGGCTTTGGATACTTTGATTTCGACTTCTATTGCTTCGGTTAATTCTTTGTTAATAGCAAATATATCTTTTTGTTCTACTTCTTGACCAACATAATAACCTTTTTCAAAACGATAATGTTTTAATAAACGTGCTTTGATGTCTTTTGTTTGTTTTGTTTCCATGTTGTTTTTGCGTTATACCTCAATCACTTTTTAATAAACTCGGTGTTTTCTTGTACTATCGCTTGTTGTTTTGCTATGCTTTTTGAGGTATACCTAAATTTAGAGGTTTTCCCATTCTTCTTTCATAAGTTCAGGAGGACTGAATAATACACCTTGTTGTTTGTTTATATTGGTTTTTTTGAATGTACCAGCTGATATTTCTAACAATTTTGTTAATTCTCTTCTTGAAGCACCTCTATCTGCCCATTTGATTATGATAACTTCTTTGTCAGCATCTTTTCCATACCATTTACGTTCAATGCTATCTACTAAACAATCATCTTCCCCTAGGTCATCTAACGTTAGTCCTTCTTTCAATTGACCTTTGGCATCAAAGTACTTAGCACGCTTTGTAAACGCTATACGTTCGTTTTGGTCTATTAGTTTATTCGCTATTTCTACTATCTTGTCACCTAGTACTATATCCCTGAATAATTCAATTGCTACTTGAATCTTTTCTTTTTGACAGTACCTTGCCCCTAGTTTGTAGTAATATTCCGATGTCATACCACTCATTATCAAAGCCTTTTCCCAATCCCCTTGATAAAGAACGTAATTTACTACGAACTCACGCTCTTTGGGTTTTAATATTGTGAACTCTGGCTTTTTTTTGAGTAATTCAAGATAGAAATTAGTTTGCTCTTTTGCTTCTTTCGCTAATTTTCTACGCTTCTCTTCCCTTGGATTTTGCTTTACTTGCACTTTTATTTCTTTCATGAGTTATTGTACCATAGTTGTTATAGTTTATAGCAATATTAACTAAAAACGCTATATAGGGCTTTTTTTGCTTTTTTATTTTTAGAAACCAATATAAGGGGTATATGCTTTTTTATTTGAAAAAAAGGGCGTTTTAAAGGGGTTTAAAGGGTGTATGTGTAATTTTGCTGGGTTTGAAAATACGTTTTATAGATAGAGTGGAGGACAGCCATTTTCCCAGAAACCGACCCCCCCAAAAAATAGTTGTTTGCTAGTGAGCAACTAATCACGAGACCCACGAAAAAAATAGTTGTTTGACAGCAAGCAACTATAAAAAATTCAAAAAAAATATTGGAATGAATGTATTGATACATAGTAACATACAATTGATATGCAATTAATATACAATATAGCTTGCTTGCTATACGCTACTTAGAAGGTGCTACTTACTACTATAGGTCAATGCCTGGTTGGTTGCCTTGATGGAGCTTTGTATATAAGCGTTGGTTGTAAGGGTGCTTGTGTAGATAAGCATAACAGTACTAGCTCTATGTATATAAGTTGTATATTAGTTGCATGCCAATATCACACTGTATATATATACTCCTTTATACAACCTATGTTATATAACATGCTTATTATAGCTTAGGTCTTTTTCTTCAAGTGCTTTAAATAGCTATATTGCTTGTATGCTTGTATATTAACTTTATTTTAAACATTTTATTTAATAAATATTTTTTGTTTTACATTTGTTTTTTTTATAGCATACCCTTTTAAAGGGCTTTAAATAAGGTTTTTAAAGGTGTTTAAATCAAGATATTTATGTTTTAAATATAGCCTTTTAAAGTGCTTTAAAGGCATGTTTTATTTTAGGGCTCTTTGTATATTACTACTGAGTAATATACGCAAAAGTAGTGTTTAAAGTGCTTTAAAGCAAGGTTTGGGCTTAAAAACACCCTATAATAGTACGATTTCGTACTAAAAAATAGGGCAAAATCCAACGCTCCAATGCCCAAAAATAACTCCTTACTACACAACGATTTATTTTTGACTGTTTTACTGTTTTTTGTCAAATTAAATATTTCTTTAAATAGTGATATCTTTTTGATATCATATTGGTATCATATTGTATCTTATACAGTTGTTTTATTTAATATCTATTTAATATTTAATACATATTTATCATTATAGTTGTTTATAATTGCTTTTAGATTGTTTTTTATTGCTATATTTAATGCTAATAGCTATCTTATTAGCTATTTGTTATCATGCTATTGTTTAACTTATTGTATCATTGTTTATATGCTTTTAAAAGTTGTTTAATTATGCTTAGAATTATTTTTATGACTTCGATCCGAAACTGATTGTAATTGTATTATCTTTGTTTTAAAGCTTTGTGAATTAGTTATAGCATATAAGTGTCTTGCTACTCCTGTACGATTGATTGTAGCTTGCTTTATAATCGCTTTATAAAGCTTTGTTGTATAGTAGTATACTTTTATAGCTTTTTATTTATTGTAGCTTGTAGCTTGTTTAAATTGCTTTAAAATTGTTTTATTGCAAGTAGTAT